ATTTTACAAATCTATTGAAAGGAGGCCATTCATATGCCTAAAAATTATGAAACTAAGTTTGAAGATTGTTTTAATCTTCCAAATCCGGGCTTACGGTCTTATTTTGACATAGTCAGAAAAGGACAACCGGACGAGTTCAGAACCACCTTCGCTAAAGGTGACTCGTTAAGTAAAGTTCTGAAAGATTGGAGTTCTACACTTGAGTCGATCACTGACAAGTGGCCAACTCTTGTAGAATTCGAAAACGACCTAAAGGCTAAGGTCGGACCAATGTCTATTATGAAGCCATTGTCTGAAAGGATTCAGGACATTGATCATTACTATGATGATATTCTCCTATCATCAACGCCTGTATCTGACAAAGCCATTAAAGCAGTAGTAGCAGAATTTAGTGGCATTAAGGGTCTCAGGGTTAGAAGCCAGCAACGTACCACTGACATCATGAAGAAATCGACTAACTCTGGATCTCCGTACTTCACCAAACGTAAATCAGTTGTAAGCAAAACACTGCCATGTTGGGTAAACTGGACTGATAACCTAAGGGTTAACCAGTATCTTGACAACCAAATATGGGATGCTTGCGCTGTTTTGGGATGGAGAGGACAAGAAGGAGGCCCTTCTGAAGATGACGTTAAGCAAAGGGTTGTTTGGATGTTCCCATTTGCTGTCAACATTCAGGAATTGCAGGTCTACCAACCACTGATTGAGGGTTGTCAGAAACTCAATCTGGTTCCAGCTTGGGTAAGCATGGAAGCAGTCGACCAGCGTATCACTCGTATGTTTGATACAAAGGGTGTGGACGACGTGGTTATCTGCACAGATTTCTCCAAATTTGACCAACACTTTAACCAGGATATGCAAAATGCAGCATCCAATATCCTCACCAGTTTTATGGGAAAGTGCTCATGGTTGGACGAGGTATTCCCCATTAAATACATGATACCTCTAGCCTACGATTATGGTAAAGTAAGAAGTGGTAGACATGGCATGGGAAGTGGTTCTGGTGGAACCAACGCGGATGAGACATTAGCTCACCGTGCCTTACAATATGAGGCAGCTCTCAGTAAATCCACCAAACTTAACCCAAATTCACAGTGTTTAGGTGACGATGGCGTACTCACCTATCCAGGCATTACTGTGGAGGATGTAGTGCGATCATATACTGCACATGGCCAGGAAATGAATGAGAGCAAGCAGTATGTGAGCAAACAAGACTGCATATATTTACGTCGCTGGCATCATATAAATTATAGGATCGGCGGAGTATGTGTGGGAGTTTATTCAACCTATCGGGCGCTTGGTAGGCTGTGTGAACAAGAGCGGTACTATGACCCAGATATGTGGTCAGCAAAGATGGTAGCTCTGCGACAACTATCCATCATAGAGAATGTGAAGTACCATCCTCTTCGTGACCAATTCGCAGAATTTTGCATGAAAAGGGATAAATACAGACTCGGAC